CACACCAGTATTCTTCTCAAGACCATCGATCTCGGTCTCTAGAGTACGGATGCTGGAATTCCACGAACGGATGTCAGAGTTTAGTTCGGTGATCCTAGTATTGATAGCCGTGATCTCTTTGTTGATCTCAGAGATCTCATTGACTCTTTTATTGATGGCAAGAATTTCATCCTCGATCTTTACAAGAGCATCAGTAACTTCCTGCTTCTTATTTGCACGATCATCAATGGTTTCATTCTTGAAGTCATGGTCGATACCCTGTCGGCAGGTCGGACAACTATCGTTATCATGATAGAAGTTGATTTCCTTCCTAAGGCTACGGACCTTGTTTTCAAGTTGGTTTTCCAACTCTACCAGCTTAGTGAGTTTGGCATTCACCTTCTCGGCATCGGCAACCAATGCAGATTTCTCATCCAAGATTGCATTTTGTTTTCTGATAGCCATTTCTGCAATTAAGATATGGCTAGAGATTTCGTCAATCAACTCTTGCTTTTGCTTGATGAGATGATCGTTGTTCGTCTTCAGAGAATCGATATGCTTCTGAGTCAACTCGATCTTGTTCTCGATCAGGTTGATCTGATAGTCGGTATCTGTGATAGCTGCCTTGTTTGTGACAATCTTTTCTTTGAGAAGATTGTTCATGGTAGTGAAGATCTGGATATCCAGAAGATCCTCAATGACCTCACGGCGAGCATGTGCAGGCAATTGCATGAATGGGAGATAATTGGCACTGCCTAAGATGACAATTTGGCCAAAACTCTTGAAACTTAATTTCAAGATACTCTTCTCAAGATACTCTTGATAATCCCTGGCGGATGAATTTTGATTAATCATTTCGCCATTTTGATAGATTTCGAAGATTTGAGGTTTAATGCCGCGTTTTACACGGAAATGCTTAGAACCTACCATAAACTCGCATTCTACGACTAAATTCTTCTGTGTCATAGAATTGAGCAACTGAGGCTTGTTGATGTTCCGGAACGGCTTACCGTAAAGAGCAAACGACAACGCGTCGAGGATCGTAGACTTACCAGCCCCGTTTTCCCCGACGATCAATGTTGACTTGCTACGATCCAGTGCCACCTCGGTAAACTGGTTACCGGTTGACAGCATGTTCTGCCAACGAATAGTCTTAAATAGGATCACACATTACTCCACGCTTAAAGCTTCACTATACAACGAACTGAGGAAATTGTACAACACTTTTTTGTCTACTCGTGAGTCTACCTGCTCAACGACCTTGTTCAGGACAGTCAGTGTATCCTCGGCCTCGTTGACAAGATCTCCATCATCCTCAAGTTGCAGGTTCAGGTTGTCATCTACGACCTGAAGATCTAGCACTCCAGCCTTCTCGATCTTGTCGACAAACATGTCGAACCAGTAAGGGTTGGTCTTGCTGTGAACGATCAGCTTGACATAAGATCCCTTGTAGTGGTCGAAGTCAACATCCATGATATCGTCAAGAGTCTTGTCCTGATCATGGTAGTGGACCTTATTGAACATCGTCAACGGGTTACGAATAAATGTCAGCTCACGAGTTTCCGTATCAAAGACGTGAAACCCCCTAGGATCGTTGTAGTCAGACCAAGACATTTCATAAGGAGCTCCCAGATAATTAATGTTGCCCCGAGTAGACTTATGATGAAAATGACCGGAACAAACAGTATCAAACTTATCAAAGATTTTAGAGTCAAAACCATGATCGTTTACAGCCCCCTTGTACATTTCAAAGCCAGCAATCTCCAGATGGCCAAATAAGATTTGTGAATTAGTGCTACGCAAGAATTCCATAGATTCTTCGTAGTTGCCTGAACATACCCAGGGTAGTACAGCAATGTCGGTACTACCGAGATTGACAACAGTAGGATCAGAATAATAATGGATGTCATAAGTTGAATGCTCAAAGAGCTCCCTCATAGAATTGACCTCGTTCGTGTTCTTGAACGCAGTGTCATGGTTGCCGATAATTACATCGAGTCTGATTCCGGAACTATCACAGTACTCGACGAATTTACGAAGGTGTCTTGCTGTAACGAAGTTGATATACTTACGCCGATCGACAATATCCCCAAGATGGAAGATATTAGTAATCCGATGTTCAGCCAGATACGGAAAGAATTGTTCATAATAAAACCTATTAAAATATTCGGCGAACGCAAGACTATCCCCACGTGCACCCCAGTGAGTATCGGTAATCAAAGCAATTTTCATTAACGCTTGCCATTCTTCTTATTATACTGCTTCAATGCAGAGTCACAATAGTTTCGAACACTCTCTAATGCAACCATATAGTTGTAACGGATATGTTCAGGTGTCTTGGTATCCAGGGCATTCTCTGCCAGTTGTTGGATTAGTACTGGTACATTATTCATTTTCGTCATCCTCGATAAATTTCTCTACACCCTTTTTAGTCTTGGGTGCTATTGGGTTCTTGGCCTCAAACTTCTCGACGAGTTCACCAAGCTTCTCTGATACATTTATGAATGCTGCAGAGTAGTGTGACCGGTCTTCAGGAGCCATATCAACCAGTGTGTTCATGATCATGCTGTTCTCGAAGCTCTTGTGCTTGATGTACAGCTGCTTCTTTTCCTTTTGGATTCTACGTAGGAATGCATAGTAAATGATCTGTGTAAAGTATGCAAACGGGTTTGTAGACTTCTCAGGATTGAAGTTGTGGATATATGCCAGACAGTTCTCAATGCCATCCGAGATCATCTCATCTTTGTATGAGTAGCCGACAAAGTTGGGGCGTGTCGCCAAGCGGGTGGCAATCAACATAATGCATTCACCGATGTATCTGGATACAATCGGTCTTGGTTCACCTTTAATAACAGACTCATCATAAAGTCTACGATAGATGATCATTTCTGCGTAGAACTTCTTGTTATCAATGTAGTTGTTTGCTTTTTTCTTCTTGACCGGATTCGGCATTGATTCTTTCATGGTATATCCTTAATTAATCGTTGACCCGCCTACGAGTCTTTTTGAGATTGTTTCACGCAACGTCGCTTCCATATCTTCCATGTCTCTGATGGAATCTTCAATCATCTTATACGTATCAGCTTTCTTAGATGCCTCTACCAGTTTGTTATAATACCTGGTCATTGGTTCATTAGCCGGCATCTTATAGATGATATGCATATTATCTACAACTATATACTGTTGTGAAGAAAATGTACACACATTTATGAGTTTCATGCCATTATTGCCATACTCATCTTGAGTTTCCATAATATAGAATGGATTCTGAATAGTATCAGCACCTTCTCGTAGTGTCCGAATCTTTTCTCCAATGATCTGTTCGCCATTTGATAACGTGTAAATTGCAATCATTATAACCTCACATTGTAGATTTCGTATTCAAACTTCTCGGCGTCATAGATCTTGCAACGCTCCATGAAGTGGTTCAGGGTAAAATTCATCTGCGACTTATAGGATATATCGTCAACAATATCGTAGAGTACTGCCTCTTCCTTGTCTTCATGCATACGTAACATACGGCCGATAGACTGTAGAACCTTGATCTTAGACTTAGACGGAGATGCAGCAATCATATGGTGAAGCTTGTTGATGCTCACACCTGTTGATGTAGTACCTAGCGACGCAATGAGGACAGCATTCTCTTCATCTTCGATAGCGCGACGGATACTTTCCCGGTCCACGCCTGATACACTACCATCAATGTAAAAAACATTATGGTCAGACACTGCACTAATGGCGGTATGTAATAGTTTTCCATGATCAATAATCCTAAAGAATAGTAGCTTATTTCCCTTGAGTGACAGAGTCAGGTTCTTAAGAAACTTGTTTCTCTTTTCATTATTTACCAAGAAGTCGATCTCTTCCTGATAGGTTTTCTTCTTCTTGTTGACAGTAGTATGGAACTGTTTCTTCACATCCTCAGGATACTTAAGCACGATACACTTAATCTTGAGTTTGGCAACATAACCATCATCCATCAACTGTTTTGTTGTTGTCGATCTGTACTGCGGCCCAAAAAGCCCTTCGATGGTCGTTTCATTGAGAGGATGTCCGTCGAGGGTTCCGGTTGCGCCGAAACGGTACCGACAGGTTTCGAGGCTAGATAGGATTTGTATGAGGCTCGTTGCCTTGCATCCGTGAGCTTCATCTCCAAACACACACCCGAATTGGCTGTACCATTGCTTTGGCATTTTGGTTTTGCCGTTGTTGAGCGACTGCCAAGTAGTAATAACAATGTCAGCGTCGATATCATTAGATTTACTGAGGCCAGCAGTACTAACGTGAATGTTACCTGTGTATCCATAATCTCTAAAGTCACTTTCCATCTGTCCAACCAGACCGATCGTAGGAACGATGATTAGGCCTTTGTGTTGTTGATACCATCTCATGATAATGTAGATCATGAGGGATTTGCCTGATGACGTAGGACTGACGAGTGTTCTACGTCCAGAACGAATGCATTTTAAGACCGCCTTGAACTGATAGTCGCGTCCCTTGTACTTCTCAGGGATATTAAGAGTCGCGATGAACTCTTCTAACTCATGCTCAGATACGTTGGCATAGATCAGTTCGTCATCAAACGTCAGTGTATATCCACGTGCATCACAGAACTTCTTGATCTTCTGACTCAGACCAGCATAGCAAGTACCAGACAGGTTGTTGACCAGTCGGATCTTCCCGTCCCACATACGTGCACGGTACTTAGGATGGAACTTATAGTTGTCTGCATAGAATGTGAATTGATCCGACAACTCCATGATGGTTGACGGATCTGCACATACCTTGATGTGAACACTATTAATGTATTTTAGGTGGACATCACTCATTAAATACCAACTTTAAATTTCTCCCATTCAATTGCAGCCTTGATATTAAAGCCACGGCCTGTCAGGGATTTGATGATCGATTCTAGAAGCTCAATCTTTTCTTGTTGGATACCAATACGTAATGACATATCGATTACCTCTTGATCTGCCTCTATATAGTTATGCACGTCTGAACGGATGATTTTGCCCTGAGGTGGAAGCTTCCAGCCCTTAGCATGTGTCTCCTCCGTCGGTCCCATAGTAAAGAACTCGTTCTTGGCAAGCTTCAGTTGCTTGAGTTCGGCTTCGTACTTACGAAGAACCAGTCGTTCATTCGTAAAGATCTTGAAATACTTATGATGGAGTTTAGGGATATTCAGTGCCTCTGTCCCGAGTTCTGAACGGTCGATATGAGAGTCTTGCTCCCACAAGGCGTATATATCATCTATCTTCATAATAACCTTTATATCACGGTTTACGAATTAAGTACACCTATTTCGCAACGTAAATATCTAAAATCTACGGTGCATTCTATGTAGTTCACATCTGTGTCCATTGTGGTGAACTGAAGATCAGAGATGTCAATTGGAAATAGATCATAAAATGTAGCAGAGAGATTGCCTCTCATAGCCGAGTTCATGATAACTAGTGTAGCATCAGAGTATAATCCGTCGTTGCTTTCCTTAAGGTTGGCATACCCTTCAAAGCTTGTTGGCGAACCAAGTGAGCTCATCCAGTTACGAATCTCAAGATAGTCGGCCATATCTTCATTGACACGGAATGTAATAGTCAGAGGAGAAAAGACAATCTTACCAGAGTTTGGAATAGACACGAATGGTGTGGCAGTCTCAGTAGACGACAATGACATACCAGGAAGACGAACCGACTGAACATTAAAGTTCAGATTGGGCGTGCGCGACAGTATAAACTTATGGCCTAAAGGCGATAGGAAGTTAGGATTAGTTGTCTTGGCCACTATATACCTCTAAGTTGCTAATTAGCATTATATACTGTTCTATTTATATTGTACATAAAAAAAGGAGGAGGACCTTTCGATCCCCCTCCCAGTTTTTGGTTGGTTACCCAACTCTTATGATTACATAAGGTTAGAAACAAGAACGCGACGGTAGTACTTGTTCGAATCCTGCTCAAGAGTTGCAGTCGAATCGGCTGCAGTTGTACCCTTGGCGAATGGATTTGGAGCCATACCGTAACGTGTCTTAAAGCCGATCTTTGGCTGGAAGCTGCTAGGATCGACTGCACGAACCATCTGAAGTGGAACGTATGGGCAGTAGAACAAACCAGCGTCAAAGGCATTCGAACCCTTGTAGCCAACAACCAGGAAGTTGGTGCCTGCATATGGATCGATATAAACCTTGATACGACCGTTAAGAACACCAGCAAATGTGTTGCCTGTGTCGTCGATGTTCAGGTTGTTGCTGTTAAGAGCAGGGGCGTAGTCAAGAACACCAGCCATCTGAAGAGCAGACGCAACGTCAGACGAACAGATGATGATGTTACCCTTACCACGACGTGTCTGCTTAGCAATCTGGTTGCATTCGCGTTCAATCTGGAACAGAAGACCCTTGAACTTTTCAACCGACCAACGACCGTTTGAGTCAGTGTCAAGATCGAAGATACCAGCAGTTGTAGTACCCTCAGTTGCACCCTTTTCAGCAGTGATGATGATCGAGCGAACAACTTCACGGTTGATTTCAGCAAGGATTTCACCCGAAAGGATGTTGCTGAGTTCTGTTTCAGCGTCAAGACCATGAATTGCCTTCAGATCCTGTGCAAGTTCAAGCGAGTATTCAGCCTTAAGGGCACGTGTCTTTGCAGATACTGTAACCTTTTCGATACTGAAGCCCATTTCTGGGAAGATGTAGGTCGAGTTTGAACCAAGAAGTTCGCCTGTACCAAGCAGAAGACCCATCGTATAGTTATACGTTGAGTTGCCAGCGTTGTTTGACGAAGCAAGAGTTGAACCGTTAGCCGACACAGTGTTAGCACCAACAG